GATCTTTTCAACTGGCACCTTCCTTTCAACTACCACTTCTTTAATTACTTCAACCGGAACTTCTACTATCTTTTCAACTTCTTTTTCTACTATAACTTCTTTAGGCTTGTCGTCAAGAGCCTTTAATGTTTTTGCGTATTTTGTCTCCAATGACGATAAGGCCTTTTTTAATTCGTTTACTCTTTTTTTTTCGGCGGCACTTTCAGCCATTGCTTTGGCGGCATCTTCTGCCGCACTTGCCTGTTCTTTTTGTAATTGTTTAAATGCTTTTAGGTCTTCTACATCAGGCAGTTTGTCAGGATTTAATATGTCTAGTATTTCTTGTCTGTCATCTGGATCATTAGGATCAGGATCTGGATTTTTAGGTCCTGTGCTTTCTAAGTTTACACCATATCGTAATAATGTCTGGTTTGCCGCAATTAACATCATAACTGCTAATGGATCAAACACAAATACAAAAAGTAATATGAATATTCTAATTGCTTTGTCCATAACATCTTGATCTGATGCACCATAAAGTAATTCAGCCACATATTTAATTGGGCCTACTTCTCGCTCTAAGTCTCTTACTTTACTTTCTGCTTCAAACTTCTCGTCTTTTAATACTGCAATGACATCATATATACCATCTATCTGATTATTAAATCCATCTATCTTAATTAGGTTATCGTCTTGTGCTGATTGACTATTGTTCCTTAATCTGTTTATTTCTGTATTAGCATCGTCTATGGTCTTTTGTGCCTGTAGTCTATAGGCATCTATATTTGCTTGTTGCTTGTCTATGTCTGCTTTGATGTCTGCACGTTGTTGTTCCTGTTGAGCATACAGCTCATTAGCCTGTGCAACATAGTCTATCTTTTCTGTCTCGCCTTGCTGAAATAGTCCGCCTTCATCTAATACAACTACTTCAACACCTTTGTTTCTTAAATCGTTTACTGCTTTATCTAGTACTGCTAGTTGGTCTCTGAGTCTGTCTATTTGTCCTTGTGCATAATCTATATCGCCTTGTACTCTTGCCCATGCACCATCTCTGATTGTTTCCTGTTGCGTTATGCTTTCACTTACATCAACAGTTCCACCTATACTAAGTATCCTGTCTTCCAGTATATCTATTTTGTTTTCTTCTCTGGCAATTTGGCCGTCTAGTCTATCTACTTCTGCAAATGCCACAGCACCATCACTAGACACATCACTAGCGGCTTTGGAAAGATAGCCGTAGATACCAGCAGATGTAATTAACATCAATACAATTACGGCAGTGGTAAGATATGATTTGAGTGCGAGGGAAGTTTCGTTCCAATAACGATATAACCAACTGGCTGTTAGTAGTTTACCTACTTCTAATGTTCCAGCCATAATGGCGATACTCAATGGCATACCACCAAAGAATATCATAAGTCCTGCTATACTAAACCAGGCGGCTACGCCGGCTATAGCGATAGAGGTTATTAAAGTTAATAGACCAAACCACATAGTCTAGTATTTATCTATATTTTAGGTGGGATTTCTTAAAAGTGAAGGGCAGTAGGATATCTATACTGCCCTCATTCTAAACTTCTTGTTCATCATTTATCGTTCTTCGTTATTTCTCAGAATCTACGAATCGAATCTTCTGAGTGTCTGCAAGTTCGCATGTTGCACTATTGGCTTCATGTTCTCTTACAGTGACCTTTTGTACCCAGCATCTGCCATTGCTGATATCCTTAACAATTTCATCTGCTTTGTCAAAGGCCATTTCGGCAAACCGTTCACACCCTGTTGCTTTTACAACTCTCATGTCAATAAGACCTTTGTCTTGTAACAATTGAACTGTATCCATCTCAGGATCGTCCTCGGCTACCAAATAAGTATGGTCAAACATTTCTTTTAACCATTGTTTTAGTTCTTTTAAACCACCAAAGTCCACAGCCCAGTTGCGATCATCTAATTCATCACAACCAAATGTAAACTCAAACTGTAGTGCATAGCCATGAATTAAATTACAGTGACTATCTGCTCTCCATTGTCTAAATGCACAACTATGACCTGTTGCGTGGGTATATGTTTTACCTGAATAAAAACGTTTCATTACAATACCTCGATGTATAAAGTTATATTATATACTCTATTTAGGTATTGTCAAGTAGAATTATTGGTTTTTTAGACAAGTCCTGCTTCTGCTTCAGTCATTTTAACTAATCCTTCACGAATTAATTTACTTCTGTTTGCCATATGTTTTGCTTGAACTTCATCTTTGCTACCACCAAAGTATGCCACAGCATGACCTTCCTCAACCATAATCTCGGTTACCATTCTCCAAGAATCAGTTGGTGCATGATAAACAGTAAAGTCGCCTAATATACGGCCAAACTTACCTTTCATGTCCTCGCCTTTCTTATTGATCTGTGTCTTTAGGATTGGACCTGATTTGTTATCAAGCATTTCTTTTAGCCTTTTCTTTGCGGCTAAGCCAAATTGTTTTTCTACTTTGTCCCTAGTTCTTGACTCAGGTGTATCTATGCCCATGACTCTGACACGTTCGCTTTTTAACACTATACCAAATCCCAAATCGATATCAACATCTACTGTGTCACCATCAACTATTTTCAAGACTTTACATCTATATTCATACATACTGTTACTCCTAATGTGTGTATTATAACAGTATATATTTATCTGATATCTTTATAAAAAACGTGGTTATCTATTTGGGCTGTGAGCAACATACTATTATTCCATTTTGGATTAATATAATCTGCATGATAATGGTCAGCACCATCTGTGATACCTATACCTCTGTCAAACTTTAACATAAGTGTGGCAAGTTCTAATGCTCTGTACCAACTAAAAAGTTCTGTAGGCATATCACTTATTCCATCACAATACCAACTGAATTGACATTGCCTTTTGATAGGATAAAAAATTCTTTCTGAGTCTGGTAAATCTGGGAATCTAGAAGTCTTCCAACTCTCTCTTGTAGGTCCTTGTTTTATAACTTCGCAGATAGTATTTGGAAATGATGAGCTTTTTACTCTGTTAATTACGACGTCACTAACTGCCCACATACCTGCTGTGCTTTCACTTCTGGCTTCATGGTACATGTTAAGAGCTAAACACATAGTATCATCTGTCATAGATAAATCTACTGTTTGGATATTAGCATCAACATCTTCTGATAGTAAACTAACAGAAAATAAGGTTAGAAATATTCCACGTTTTAACATCATAATCTCTAAATGTCCATATATTATAACAAAATACTATATTTTGTCAAGTAAAGAAATGTGTGTTATTTTGCCAGTGTAATGTTTGTAGTCGCTTCTATGAATTTGTCTGCGATGGCTTCTGCTGTTTGACCAAATGTAACTACTGTATCTTTATTTATGCTGATTTTATCTGGCATAGAGCTCATCATCCAGGGTACTAATCCTAGTCCACCTTGAGGGTTTGCCGCCACAATACTTGCTTTGGATACAATAAGATTATTATCTTTTTCTTCCTGAAATTGTGCTATGACTTCTTCGCCAGTCAGCAATTTTAGTGAAATTATATCGTTTTTCTTTATAGGTTTATCTAATAACATGTGTTTTATCTCTAGTTTTTCTATATTAATAACTGTATTTAACATTAAGTGAGTTGTTAAGTAAGTGATTACTGGCACTTAAATATTATCTGAATTTGCTAATTTTGGTAAATTCAAAGGAGGTTGATATGGAAATTCTTAAAAGTGTTGGCGGATGGGCCAAACAACTAACAGAAGTTGGTATCAGTGTTATTGCTCTTGGAGTAGTACTTGAAGTATTATTTGGTGGAGCAGTACCATTCCTCGGAGATTTCCAAGTTGTTGATAACATCATGGCTATCTTAGGAGGATTAAGTAACGAAGGCTTATTAGGATTAATAGGTGTTTGGATACTATACCACATCTTCAATAAGAAGTAACATACATTTACAATAGATTAGGGCGGTTATCCGCCCTTTTCTTTGAAAAACAACCTATATAACTATAATTTTTATATTATTTGTTAAATAAAAGTGTTGGGCAGAATAGATTTCAGTCTAACAGTAATAAAATATCGGCTCCCTCGTAGTAAAGCCTAGAATAGCAGGAGAAACTGCAAATGACTGTTCCAACATATTTGCAAGGTGGCCACCAAGCATTATTAGGGAATGTAGTATGACTGATTCCTTATGTGTTCTATAAGTTTATAGTCATCAATTCTGAGCTCTTGTTCAAACCACTCTTTATTCTCTTTTGAAATACTATAACTTTGATTTATTTCTGGAAATTGCTTTCTGCTTCTTTTTAAAAAAGGATCTTGAGGTAAATTAATACCCTGCTCATGCATTATCCTTGACAGTGAATTTAATTCATAAACATTTTTTACTTTTACTTCATGTTTTTTGTATGTTGGTAATTTTCCTACCCAATATGTTAATGGTGATAATAAAAGATTAAGAGGTGTTTTTCCAAACTCATGTTCATCTCTATCTGCTGTACCTTGCCTAAGAGCTGTTAAGAAATGATTGGGCGTTGGAAAGTCCCTGAATATGTTTTGTTCTCCTTTGGCTAAATCCTGATAGCCTCCTCCCTGAAATAAAATGTTTACACCTTTATTGATCTGTTTGCGTTTGTGATTTGTTGCTCTTTCCCAAAACCCACTACAAAATCTATCCAAAGGGTCGCGAATACTGAATATACAAAATGTTTCTATATTAAGTAAAGTGATTGCGTGACTGGGTGCTACTACAAATGGCACAGGTGTTTGTGCCAACATAAAGGCATTTCTAAGTGACGTTCCACCTGTTTTTGGTATGTGTAGATATATCATTATTCATTTTCTACCGGAACCTCTAACCATTCACATATATGTTTGAATAGTTCTACTCTATTAGCAATACCTCTACTGCTATGCCAATGTACAATGTGAGCATCATTGATATCTATACCGTTCCAGTGATTACCTCTGTCTATATTTGTTTCCAAATTAGGTATCATATGTCCTTGATATGCCATTTTTGGATCTATTACATCTGTATATTTAACCTCTTGCCCCCATAACATATCATTGTAGATATCCTGCTCATCTGACCATACTTTAAGGCTATCTATTTTTTCCATAGTATAGTCCATCCATTTCTTATCCATTGTGGCTGGGTAGTATCTTACGTCACAGTTAAAATTATTTTCAAATTTAGGAGTATTTTTTGGATCACTATGATTAAACATAGTAAATTTGTCATATTTTCCAAAAACTTCTGTAGGTTGAATCATTGTTGTATCTAAACCTGTAAACAAAATATTACAAGGTTCCTTGTTCCATAAATCATATATCTTTCTGAAGTTTTGTTGGAATACTTCAAACACATGAGTTACTTCTTCCTCTAACAAGACATATTCCCAATCTCCTTCCATAAAATGATTGAAAGTTGAATAGGATAAATTTTGTAATTCCTGATACATTGGGTAAGTATCAGGTTCATTAATAGGTACTTGTTGGTTGGGATCGTAGTCTTCTTTTTTTACTTTACATAAAGTTTGGATAAAATAGTTCTTCATACAATTCTGTTTTCATATTGTGATAAAAAATCATCGGCAACCTTTTTAATCCATGCTATTTGCTCTGGTGTTATAACAGCACTTGCTCCATGGAAGAAAGTATTTGTTAGTGTAAAGGTAGCATTAGGGAAATTATCTTTTGCTTGTTGTGGATCCATTAAATGACTATATGCTGGTTGTAACATAATATTACCAGCAAAATAAGGTCTTGTTTGTATTTTATTATCTTCTAAAAAGTCTACATATTGTGTTCTAGTAAAAGGCGCATCTTTTCTAATAGTAAGTGGGAAAGCAAACCAACTTGGGTCTGAATGTTCTCTGGGTCTAGGCAGTATAAAATATTTCTCATACTTCTCATAAATTTCAAAAAGTAATTTATAGTTTCTTCTTCTCAGAGCATGTATCTCATCTAGTTTCTTAAGTTGCTCAAGGCCCATAGCACTCTGGATATCTATTGGTTTTAAATTGTAACCAATTTCGTCATAAACAAATTTATGATCAAATGTTTGGTCAGGCATTGTGGGTATCCAGCAACTAAAACGTTTTTTACAAGTACCGTTTTTAAGTTTATTTGCTTCTGGGCCTACGCAATAACAACCTCTCCCCCATTCTCTAAAACTTCTAGTAATTACTTCTTGCTCATATGTATTACAAGCAACAAAACCACCCTCTCCCATTGTCATATGATGTGCTGGATAAAAACTACAACTAGCCATTTCTCCAAAACTACCTAATGGTTTGTCTTTGTATGTACTACCCAAAGCATCACAACAATCTTCCAGTAATACTAAATTGTATTTGTCTACTAATTCCATTAGTTGGTCCATGTTTGGTGGATTACCTAATACATGAGCAAATGTAATTACTTTTATGTCAGGATTGTTTTTTAATATCTCTTCGCATTGATCTAAATCTAAATTTAGTGTGTCTAATTCTATGTCTACAAATACAGGTTCAAATCCTACCTGTAATGTTGGATTTAGTGTTGTAGGGAAACCTGCTATAGGCATTAAAACTTTTGTGCCTTTACCAAAGTTATGTCCTCTTTTGCTGGTTAAAGATGCCATCATCAATAAGTTAGCACTACTACCAGAATTTGTAAGTACTCCGTGTTTTTTACCGTAATACTTTGGAAACTTTCTTTCAAACTTAATACTCTTATCTCCCATCACTAACCAACCGTCCAGTAATGTTTCTGCGGCACTGACATATTCATCACTGCTAAACAAAGGACCAGCATAGTTTACAAAGTCCTTGCCAGGCTCCCAGGTTTTATTTGCTTGTTTTTCGTCTATGTATTCTTTTATAGACTCGAGAATATTATTGAGTTTGTCGTCCATGTTGATATTTATATGCCTTTTTATTCGTACTCTATAGGTTCTGATCTGTTAGTTTTTAATTCACAACCGTCAAATTTACCTACAGTTTCGTGTACTAAGGACTCTAGTGTGTCTTTAAATTCAAAATTAAATGTTTTTTCAAATTTTGTTGTAGTTACACCAAAGTTATAATTCTTTTTCTCTAATTTTTCGTTTGTGATAACTTCTGGTGTATCTTTATTAATAACTTTAACTTTGGTTACTCTGCCTACTACTTCAGCAATCTCTCCTGATGTACTTGTAAAACTTGCCAAGTTGAAAATTCCTTTGTTGTTCTGTTCTGATTCTATTATTGCTTTAAAGGCTCTCATAAGATCATTGATGCCTAAAATACTTCTTTTAGTGTCAGCATTAAACAAATGTATCTCGCCTTTTGTTTTTGCTGTATTAGTCATCGCATTAATCATTACATCAGTTCTTATGTGTGGAGCAGGACCATTTACTGTACCAAATCTTAATCCATAATATTCTGTGTCACTTAATTTTGCTAATTGGTCTATATGAAGTTTTGCCATATCATAAAAATTTATAGGAGAGAAGTCCAAATACTCTTCGTCTATTTCATCTTCAGTAGTATTTCCATATACACTACTGCTACTGGCATATATAAATTTTGTACCATTTAATTTTGAAAGCAGGTTAGCAAAGTTTCTAACATTGTTATTCCAACTGCCAAATTTATCGTCACACATCTTGACACTACTATGACCTGCTAACAATATTACTACATCAAATGTTTTGATATATCTGTCTGTGACATCATTGTAATCAAAAAATTCATACTCTACATCAATAGGATTTCCAAACCAATTTATGTCTACATTAGTTATATTGTATTTGTCTTTAAAGACTTTGTTGAATTTAGAACCGACATAACCTATGCCGCCTAGTAGCAATATGTTTTTCATGCAACTATTTACCAGTTGCTATTGCTTGTTTGTATAATTGTTGGCTTGCCAAGTTTTTAGCCTTGGCTTCACATTGTATGTCAAAGTCATTCCAAAAGCTCAAGGCCCATTCATTTGCAATAGCATTAGGGTAGAAGTCTGAATGAGCCCTCAGTTTTTGTTTTTTAGCACCACTTTCTATTAGTGTATTAATGCTGTGAAGTTTATCATGTTCATATCCATCTGGTATCCATTCATCACGACTGTAACTGTAATGTAACGTTGGCCTTACACCTCTCCAACTATCTATGATTCGCTTCACACGATCATCATCTGCTTGTATGTATTCTTCGTCACGTATCCAGTGATGGTGTATATCAAGAACAAGTGCCACATGTTTTTCCAATTTGAGACTTTCATCTAGTCCCCAACACATCTCATCATTCTCGATAGCAATAGTGTTACGAGCTTCAGGAGAAAGTTTAGGCAATATATCTATAATACCCTGATACCCTTGCTTACCAGATATATGTACATTACATTTAAAGTCCATAAACTCTTTACCAAAACCCATCCAACGTATCATGTTAGCATGATACTCAAACTCATCTATACTTCGTTCAACAACATCTGGTTTATCACTTGCTAATACACAAAATTGACCTGGATGAAAACTTACACGAACATCTTTTGCTCTGGCTAGTTCGCCTACTTTACTAAATCCTTTCTCTAGTTCTTTAATTACTGATTTGTCTTCAAATACATGTCTCCAAGTAGGCTCCGTTGCCATGGGTATTTGGTTGCTACCCAATCTAACCATACGCAAATTTTCAGGTAGTGTACTCACATACTCTACGAGGTTGTAGGCACTTTGCATATTGTGTTCAACACAATCTAGTAATTTCTGTTCTGCTTTATCAGGATTATTATTACACCACAGCCTTGTAGTAGACTTTTCAGTATACATCTGTTGTTTTTCTTTGAGAATTTTAGGTTTTTGTGTCTGATCTTCTTCCAGATACTTACAGCAAAAGCCTATTCGATTTATACTTTGATCAAACATTGTTTTTAAATATGTCCATTGCTTTTTGCAAAGAGTTAGAATCTGTTTCTTCCTGCATCACATCAAGTGTAGAAGCATTCAAACTCTTTATAATAGTATAATTTAATTGTAACAAATTGTCAAACTCTAATTTCACAGGTTCCCTATCCCAATCTGCAATAGTCATACCATCTTCTGATATGTAGACTTTATGTACAGAGTACTGTACTTTGCCCTTATTGGTTGTCTTAAAGATTCTGAATTGTTCTTCCATACTGGAAGTATAACACAAAAGCCAAAATAGTCAAGAACAGATAAATACTATTTGTAATTACAATCTAATCTCTGGAGATTTAAATGGCTACAGTTAAAAAATATAATCTAGCAGGTGTTGGCGCCAATGTGGAACTTGGAAAACAAGGTTCATACATTGCCGGTAATGCCAGTGCAATCGGTTTTTACACGTCCGGTGATGCTTTACAAAAGATAGCAGTTGCAAATGCTACAGTTAGCACACAGGCCGTTACAAAAGCTCAGTTAGATGGTGCTGAAGCAAACTTATTACAACACGTTACAGTAGATGTTGACTATAATTCAGGTTCTGCCAACATTGCCAGTATTACATCAGGTTCAAGGATAGTGAGTGTCACAGTTGATGTTCCTAGTCCTTGGTCAAGTGGTGGTGCAGGTGATTATGTGGAAGTTGGAGACTCAGGAAACTCTAGCAGATTTATAAGATCTGGTGACGTTGATGTAACTAAAGCGGCTCAATATCATTCACAATATCAATATGAATATACTTCAGACGGTGTATTAAGTTACAATGTGGTTAACGGTGCCGCAAGTGCCGGTAATGCCACCATTAGTATAGTATTAGCAAGTGATAGTGTTACAGTAACAGATTACGGTACAATTAGTCAATCACAAAATAGTAACAGTGATCTTGGTAACATCAGTTAATAGGAGTATAACATGGTAGACTCAGTAAAAAACTACGGTATAGCAGGAGTAGGTGCTAACGTTCAACTTGGTAAAAGTGGTGTAACTATTGTTGGTAGCAATAGTGATCAGATCAGTTTTACAAACTCAAGTGATCAATTAGTAAATGTTAATCTTGCTGACGGAACTGATGCCACCCATGCCGCAACTAAAAGTCAATTTGACGGAATAGTTGACCCTAAAATACAATACGTTGATACCACAGTTAGTTATAACAGTGGTAATGTTTCAGTAGGAACTAGTTCATCAAACACATGGATACATAGTGTGGTTGTTGAAAAAGACGCAGGTAATTGGACAGATTATGATTCATCCACAGAAATTACTGTGGGTGACTCAGGTGAAGTTGACAGACTTTTTGCAGGATTTGATCCGTCAGGAAGTCAAGTTAAAATTGAACCCAAGCATAACTATACCAGTACCACTGGAATTGTAATTTATGTTACACAGGGTGGAGCAAGTGCCGGAAGTGCCACAGTAAGAATTTGGTACTCAGGCGAAATAGCATAATAGGTATTATGAAGATAGACAGTATTATCACAGAAAAGAAATCTAGAAAGAAATCTAAACAGGTTAAGGCGTCTGACAAGGCGCCTAAACTTATCAAGCCTAACACAGGTCATGAGTCACCACACCCTATGCAGGGTAAAATGGTAGGTGAAAATAATCAACTTAGAGAATTATTTTTTAAATTTGCAAATGATACTAGTGTAAATTTAACAGAAGAAGAATTACAAATAATAAAAGAAGCACCAGGCGACATTAGAAAGTTTTTAACCATTTTAGGATTAATGGGTGGTTTAGCATTTGGTGTTGGCAAGGCCATGGATGCTACAAGTTTTAAACAATCAGAATTAGGTAAAGAACTAGCAATGGCGGCTCAACAAGGAGATATGGTTGCCGCATATCATTTAGAAAATTTAGATTTGTATGCTGATCAAGATATGATGAGAACAATACAAAATTTAAAAATTGCATATATCGACGATGCTAATAGAGAAGATGTAAATACATTTTTATCAGATCCTAAAAGATTTCCAGGCCTTAAAAAAATAAAAAATGAATCCAAAATAGATGAGGCACCATATTCTGCAGATAAGATAACATTGCTAAAAGCAGTAATAGATGAAATAGAAGACAAAGCACAGGACGAGGACGGAATAAAGTTTTTAAAAAAACTTGCACAATTAGTAGGCAAAAGGATTTATAAAAGAGATAATGGTAAATTAGCATTAGAAAGTCCTATTCCATTTAACAAATGTCCCAAATGTGGTGGTGACATAGTACACGAATCACAACTCAATGAAAAACAGGATGCCTGTTATCACAAAGTAAAATCCAGATACAAAGTATGGCCCAGTGCCTACGCCAGTGGAGCCTTAGTCAAGTGCCGTAAAGTAGGTGCTAAGAATTGGGGCAAAAGCAAGGGTAAGTAAATATGCTTATCAAAGAAATCACAACAGGAAATTTTGGTGCCTCAAAGAAGCCTTTGTTCTCGCCACAGAGAAGTCAAAAAGCATATGAAGAATGGTTAAACGGTGCCGCAGTGGATACAGATATTGAGATAATAGGTAACGACAATCAACTGTACTACATACGTCAAAACACTGATGGTGACAGCCAACACTTTAAGGAAGACTATTGGTACCTCACTGATGCTAAATATAATCCTGTAGATTTTGAAGGGTATGAAGACCCAGAAGATCTATTATTCAGTCATAGTGCTACAGGATACGAGCCTAAAGACCCAGATCAAATGGACGAAAACTTTCCAATACCACCAACTAATGATAAGTTATTGCAAAAAATTAGGGACTGGCAAATAAGAGGTACTGCTACTGGCGATAGTGAATTATTTAGTATGTGTCATAATTATTTGATGGATCCAGATAAACCTATGGCAGGAAAATTAGAAGTAATACAAAAAATAGATCTTGCAATGGATATGGATTCATCTGAAACTCCTACAGAAAAAGATGTTTATGATTATATAAGAGGCTCAGGAGTGGATATGCCATTTAATTCACCAGTTGGTGAAAATCTAAGAGCATGGTTTGGCAAAGGCAAAAAAGGTGGAGCCGGTGGTGGCGGTTGGGACCGTTATAATACCAAAGGCGAACGTATTGGCAAATGCGGAGACAGTAAGAAGGGCGAAGGTAAACCCAAGTGTTTATCCAAAAGTAAAGCCGCAAGTTTAAGAGCCAAAGGCGGAAAGTCCGCTATAGGTAAAGCAGTATCAAAGAAAAGACGTAACGATCCAAATAAGAACAGAAAAGGCAAGGCCAAAAATGTCAGTAATACTGTACGAAAAAAGAAATAACTTATAAATAGATTTGCAAATAGGAGAATACTATGGATTTTATTAAAGCAAGATTAAAAGAAAGAACAAGTTTAGATGGAGCAGTCCTTATAGGTGGTGGTATAGCAATGTTGCTAGTACCAACAACTTTAATTGGTTGGGGTATGATTGCCTACGGTGCTTGGACTATCTGGAAAAAAGAGGACTAATTAAATGTTTTTTGGAAAAGATACAAAACTAGACCGTGAGGCAGTATTTGAACAGCTCAAAATAGACGAAGGTGTTGTATATGAAGTGTATCACGATCATCTAGGTCTTCCAACCTTTGGTGTTGGACATTTAGTTTTAGATTCAGATCCAGAATATGGAAAAGATTTGGGCTTTCCTGTTGATGAAGACAGAGTCAAAGAATGTTTTGAAAAAGATTTAGATACAGCAATATCAGAGTGTGAAGTTTTATATGAAAACTTTGGTAATTGGCCTGATGAAGTACAACAAATATTAGTAAACATGATGTTCAATATGGGTAGAACTAGATTGAGCGGATTTAAAAACTTTAAGAAAGCCTTAGAGGCAGAAGATTGGAAACAAGCAGGTGTTGAGGGCCGAGATAGTAAATGGTACAGACAAGTAACAAATCGAGCAGAAAGACTGATGTCGAGACTCGAGACCGTCAAATAGAATACTCTCTTAAAGTTTTACAACATCCTATCTATAAAGCAAAATTTTGGTGTAGTGAACGAAAAGATTTTTTTAATTATATGGAATGGTTATATAAGTAAAAACATGTTTTTAACTAAATAATACATTATTTAGGAGAACGTGATGCCAATAAAATTTAAACCCTCACATAAATCTTTTGTTAAAGGGCAAGGCAATAAAGTAGAACATTTTTATATTAAAAATACCTCAAAAGAAGAGCTAGTAGAATATATTAATAATGGCCAAAAGCCAAAAGTAAAACAGAAGTGCAGAAACGAACTAGACAGAAGAGGAATCAAACTAGTTTGGAAACCAGTTGGACAAGATTAGTAATTAATTAGACTATAAATAGTCATATGACTAGTTCTTATAGGTACTTTCCAAATCTTATTACTCACTCAGAGTGCGATAAAATATTAAACGATTTACCAGAGCCTAATTATTCTAGGGCTCCTGCTATAGATAGAACTATTGAAAAAGTACCATTAAATACATGGTATAAAATGGAAAAAGTTCCTATAAGAATAGAATTAGAGGCTTCTGATTTTATAAAATCCAAATTAATTGAACGTTTAGATACAGATTTTTCTGTTGTTAAAGACAGAATGTATATTACCAAATATAATAAAGATGAGTATTGTGAACCGCATCATGACCCTTCTGAGGACACAATAATTATACAACTAAATTCAGAATATAAAGGTGGACTATTTACATTAAATAATACTGCTATTGAGATGTATAAAGGAGATGCAGTATTGTTTAGTAACTATAATAATTTACATGGTGTTAGAAAGATTAAACAAGGCACTAGATCTTCGTTAGCATTATGGGTTAATTTTGATAAATAGTTTACATGAAATTAGTAAACTTCTTCGAAAATAGCAAACCCGGATCAGGCTTTCAGGAGCCTAGTGAGTCAGGTTGTTTAGGCAAACA